CATTAATATTTTCATCTATCTGCTCCTGGCGTATTTCAAAGCCATGGTATTCCATACCCATAATGCTTGCAACCAAACCCCTAGGGGGTCCGCCAGCAAAGGCGTCAATGATTCGCCCACCGGCTGGACCACCGTATCGAAGGAGTATCCACTCCATGAGTGGGGCAGGAAAAACACTATGGGTACCGGTATATACACTATCATGATCCTCTCTCATTGTACCTGTTCGTTCACCTGAATGACCTGTTTCGCCGGTCAACCTGCGCCAATCACGCACCCTGCGCCGTATCAATTCATCAACACGCCACACGGTGGTGGTGGTCATAAACCAGTCCTTACCCGGCCCTGGCCTGACGTACGCCTGTTTGGGCGTGATCAGCAGGGGCCGGGTTGTGTGCAGGACCTTGTTGCTTACCTTGTCACGGTGCCGGTATAGCACGTTACTTCTTTTTGGCTTTTTTGGCCTTGTCAGCGTGAATGAGGGTGATCAGGCCATTGGCACCCTTTTCCACCGTATGGCCCTCCTTCACCATGCGACGCAGCAGGTTGTAGTAGGTGCCACCTATGCTTTCAGTGACGTCAGCCATGCGGCAGCCCTTGGTGAGCATACTGATGGCGGCGGCGTTTTTGGTGCCCCTGATGACGCCAAAATCATCAAAGTGAATGGTAATGTCCTCGGGCTTGGCGTCTAGCGGCGGGTACTTGATTTCAGCGTGTGGTAATTTGCGCCCCGGCTGGCCTTTGCGCCTGACTTGCATTTCCGGTGTGGCTTCAGGCTCTGGCTCGGGTTCAGGCTCAGGCTCTGGCTCAGGCTCAGTTTTGGCTTTGGCCTTTTTAGGTTTTTTAGCCTTTCGCGGTACTGGTTTATCTCCTTCGTCGCTTCCAGCGTCAGCAGCGTCTCCTCCCTCAGCAAACTCAGCGCCTTGTTCAGGGTCGCTTCCGTTACCTTCGTCAGTTTCTTCATCAGCTTCACTTTCAGCATCAGGGAATTCAGGTAGTTCCTTTTTCTTGTTGAGGGCCTTTACTGCTTCATTGAACCAGTCCTGGGCATCAACGCTCAGGTTGTCAAATTGGTCGTCCTCCACTTCATTCACTGCACGTGCCAATGCCGCCAGGTAGTCCTGGCGCTGATAATTTTTACGCGGTTCAAAGCCACTGGTTTGCACCAGTTCCTTCTCGATTGCCGACATACAGTAGCTCCTTTTAGGTTAGTACACGTTTGATCATCCCCAGCGGATCTGAGTTGATGGGCAACCCTACCAGGCGGCGCAGCAGCATGGTGAGGCTTTCACGGGGTTGCAGTCCCGTCCTTTGCGCCTTTTCAGTAGGTAACCCTTGAGCCAGCAGGTTCAGCGCCAACCTGAGTTCTTCAGGCATTTCAGCTATCAGGGCGGCCACGTAACCGGCATTACTCATATTACCTATACGTCCCACACAATTTTCACTGACGTCGGTCGATAGATAGTCCTCAACATCATCGCGGGATTTACGGTCAAGTGCCTTATCATGCAAGCTATTTCTCAGTGCCGCCTTGAACAAGGCCATGAAATGTGGGGGGTCTACGACACGGGGATAGTAGTCACGTAATTTGACAAACAGCAGGTAGGCGTCCTGCACCAAATCACTAATGTCATGTATGGGGTCACAGCGCCATCTTTGCTTCTGGCAATAGCGTACTGCGTAGCGTTCAAATTCAATGGACCAGGTGGGGGTAAAGACAATACGTTCACGCATACGCAACTGGCATGCCATGCGCCCCTCCCAAATTTTAGGTACTTCTAATTGTACGCCAAATCAGGTTGGTCATGTTAGCTAGCAGGCATAGGCTGTCAAGGAAGATTTAAAAAAACTACATACGTTTGTCATAGAGGTTGACAACCTGTGGGACTTCTTGCTTGTCCAGGGCACCGGGATCATCAACGCCGGGCGGCAGGCAGCCCATTTTTGCACCGGGCAGCCATTCAAGGGTATTGAGCGCCACTCCAAATGCGTCAGGGTCAAGCAGTAGTATCACCCTACGGTAGCGTTCACTGGCCCGCCGCAGGATGTATATTTGATCCACCGTGATTGACGTGCCAAATACGCAAGTGGCCCTGACGTAATCAGGCGAATAATAATCCATCTTCATAGCGTCTATCGGGCCTTCAGTGATAAAAAGTATCCTGCCTCCCAGGTAGATAGTATCCTCATTGAAGATAGCGCTTTTGATGGCGCTGCTGGTAGTAAGGTACCGGGGGGCGTGAGTGGGGTTTGTTAACGCCCGCCCGGTCCACGCTACGAGCCTGCCAGATTGGTAGACGGGGACAATGATTCGGTCCTTCCATCTACCCGTGCTGCAGTAGCGTAGGTCATAGGTACGGCCCAGTCTCACCGGGTCATCAAAGCCACGCTTATACAAATAATTGCAGGCTTTGATAGAGGAACCTTTGTCCTTCAACAAGCGGAAATCAGGGGGCATGACCAAGGTATTACGCGGCGGCTGCGGCTGTGGCTGTTCACCCAGCGCCAGCAGCACCTGGTCCAGCGTTTCAGGGTCGCTTGCGTCATATTGACGCAGCACCAGCTTGGCCTGCGCCTTTGACACCCCCAATATGCCTTGGATGAGATAAGTTTTGCTTTTGCCTCGATGAGCAGGGTTGCGGTGGCAGCCCCAGGCCCGGCCCTCAAGCTGTATGCCTAAATGCTCACTGGGGTCATCTTCGCCACACCAGGGACACTTTATGCTGACTTCGCCACGCTTGGTGTTAGGCCCTGCAGTGACATAGGGGATATGGTTGTCAGCAAGGAAATCAAGCCAGTTCATCTCAAACACTTCACTATGACGGCAGCAATCACCCACACATATACATATACGAGCAGGATACCTTGCTGGGTATTCGTCATAGCTGAATTTTCCCATCGAGCAAGTTTTTCAACAGGTTCTCCCCTGCCTTGTTGGCGCTATACATGGGCCAATCAACGGTGCCCTTCATCAGAAGGTCGTATATTTCAACCCTCTTGTCCTGCCCCGGCCTCCAGCAGCGCCTCTCGGCCTGTTGACGGTCAATCGGAGAGTCAGGCTGTTCAAAAAAGCAAATGTAATTGGCATGTTGGAGGTTAAGTGCACTGGAACCCGACCGGCTATTGATAACCAGCACGGCGCATTTGTCGTCATCTCTAAAACGCCTAATCTCGGTAAGCGGGTCTTTCGTTTTGCCGTAGACTTTGGCATGCTTCACCTTCATTTGTTTCAGGCGGTTACTGATCAATTCATTGGTAAAAACAAAATGGTGAAACACCACCATCTTGCAGTCATTTGGCATGTCCTCAATGAGTTCCTGTAGCACATCCAGCTTGGGGTTTACGTCAAAGGCCACATGCACCTTGTCATTGTCCTCACCGTGCAAAGTCAGGAAGCCTGAGGCTAGCTGCCGCAGCTTCATGTACTCACTCTCCAGTTCACGGTAGGCGGCCTTGTTAGCCGCTAATTGGCGCATGGCCTCAAGGCCCTTGGTCAGGTAGCTTTGAATTGCGTCATGCGGGTGCAAAAGCTTTTTCACGTACAGTTTGGGCGGCATGTCGTACAAATCATCAATACTATAGCGTATTGACCGGTTCTTGATGATGCGCTTAAGGCTCTCCATCATGGGGGCCTTAAACTTGTATTCATAGCCGCCCCAATAATTAATGGATTGGTTGAAAAACACTGACCTATAGAAGCTGATGTTCTTGCCCAGCGTCTTGCCCCAGTCAATCAGGTAGAACTGTGGCCACAGGTCCTGCAAGTCACGGCCAAACGGGGTGCCGGTCAGCCCGGTGACGTACTCGGCTTGGGCACTGATGGCACGGCACAGCCTGAAGGTCAGCGTACTGGCCTTCTTGGTACGGTGAACCTCATCCAGCACCATGATGTTGAAGCGGGCAAACGTCTGGCGTATTTCTGCTGGGTCTACATCCCACTTGCCTTTAGCTTTGCCTGGTGTGGCGATCTTTTTAGCCATCATGGCCACCGCTGAGGGGTAAGCTATCACAAACAGGTCAGCACTGCGTTCCTCAAGGCTCAGGCGGTTATAGTCAGTTGAACCGGTCAGGGGGAAACACACCAACTCAGGCGTGGCCAGCTTGGTTTCCTCAATCCAGGTATCCACACTGGTGATATAGGGCACAAAGACAATGGCTTGGGTCTTGCGGTTGATGCGCTTCAGGAACCGTATCAGGTAGAGAATAATGCGGGTTTTGCCGCCGCCCATATCAACAAACAGCATGAACCGCTTGAGTGTCTTGAGCAGCATGAAGCAGGCCCGCTGGTGGTTCCACCACCCATCGGTGTTGGCATACTGGTACAACGCCCCCCTAAGCTCCTTCTCCGTTGACTTCTTGATCCAGTCAAAGTTGGCAAGGGGGCGGGTCAGGAATTCAGTTATTGCCTGTTGACTTATCATGTTCCCTCAACGCTGTTGCAGCCAAGTTTTGGATCATGGCGCTGCAACCGCTCAATCTTGTCTTGTGCCCTATCTCGTGCTAGGTATTGCTTAGTTCTAGGAATCCACTGTCTCATCATCACCACCCTTGCTGCCTAGTATGTCCCAATAGTTACCCTTCATTAGTTGGGATTCAACGAGAAATTGCCCCGTAGCATAAGATTGACTGATGACTATGGTAATGCGATCGGCATCGTTACGCCCAGCCGCTACGTGAAGGCGGGCCAAGCCATAGCGTCGTTCAGCCGTAGTCTGTGACATGGATATTACCGTATCCGCATGGGCTATTTTACTGTACGCCTCAGCCACGTTTTCAGCCCCTACCAGCTTGGCCTTGGCGGCAGCCCTATGTGATTGGCTCACCACCGCCACGGCTATATTGCGTTCAACGGCTATGCCCCTGATGTCCTTGTATAGCTCATCAAGGGACATGCGGTAGTTGTCACGGTCAAGCCGCATCAGGTCAGGGTAATCAATGATCAGCAGGTCAGGGGCAAAGCGTTCAGTAGCCTCTAAATTGTCCAGGTAGGCTTTCAACTGGTGCACGGTCAGCGCCCCTGTGGGGAATTCCTTGACCACAATGTTATCCATGGCCCGCCTGCTTTTAGTCATCCGCTTGATCAGCTTGGCACGTATGTTGCCGTCAGCCAGGCTCATAGAGGCATGGATGGGACAATTGTCGATGCCGGTTATTCTGCCTAGGTTGTCTTTCTCAAACCGGGTGGCCATGAAGTTCTCCCGGCGTTTACTGACAGCGAAGAACGACTGCACATAGCGCTGCGCAGCCCTGGCCTCACTGAGTTCTAGGGTGATGTGACAAACCCGCAGCCGGTGCATAGCGGCCACTTTGCAAAGGTGCATCAACGCCCAGGTTTTCCCACCCTTGGTGTTAGCTATGAACAGCCACAGCTCCTTGCGTGTGGGGCCAAAGCCACGTTTGTCAAGTTCTGCAATACCAGTGGGGAAAGCCTCAGTATGAATATCAAGGAAATCAAGGACCCGATCAACGTCACTCAGGCGTAGGCCAGGGTCAAACAGCTTCATGCTTTGGGTACGGGCAGCATGAATGAGGTTATCAGCCTCCTCAAGGCTTTGATCGGTGTCCCTTTGCAGCGCCTTGGTCAGGTCAATGGCTATGCTGCGCAGTGATTGTCTGCGGGTAAACGTCTCAAGCTGGGCCATGACGTAGGCCACGTTGACTGTCTCATTGGCCTCATGCAGGGCCACCAGCACGTCTTCATAGAGAGAAGCCTCCCGCTTGTTGGCTGAGCGTAGCTTATCGTCTAGTATGTCGGGCAGATGGCCCTGCGGGGCCTTGCGGTATTTGTCTATGTAGTCATAACACCGCTCAGATATAACTCTGTATGGTCCTCCATAATGTGAAAGCTCGATGGCGTTTCTAATGATGAGTGCATTTACATCATCAAACGCTAATAATGTTATCAGATTCTCTTGCAACACGCCAAGCAAGATCAAACACCTTTGTACCTAGCACCATTAATGACACGGCAAACTGTGGTCTTGTGTATTTTGTATTTAGCTGCAAGCGTGTCCCTGCTTAAGCCTTCATTGAATAACCGCCTCATTTCTTTCACTTGGGCCACAGTGAGTTTTGCATTTAAATTTTTTATCCCCTCTAGGCTGTTTCCGTTCCTGTGCTTGTCGGCCTCATTGTCTACTTGCGTACCCCAACGTATATTTTTGTACCAATTGTTTTGCTTGTTATCATCCCAATGTATAGCTTGATGCTGAGGACTGGGCTTAGGCCCGTGAAAAGCAACTGCTACCATTTGGTGGGGAAGCATTGTTTTTATTTTGCCATTATCATCAATAAGGCTGACACAGAGATAACCATTGATGTGCCTTTGCAGCTTTAGCTTAGCAAGTGGCTTTAGCCTGTTACCGGCCATGCCTTTATAGATGGCAACGTCATAAAAAGCCCGGCGCACCTGACCGGTTGAAGAAATTTCATACTTGGAGAAGCCGGGGATTGATTTCCACATGCAACACCTACCGTATGATTAACTATACGCACCGCAAAAAGGGGGCGTTGATGAAGCCAACGAAGGATGAAATTTTAGGCGTTTTGCCCAGCTTTGACCGTGAAGCCCTACAAGCCATTAGGGCCGCCGCTGGTGAGTTGCTTGGCACTGGGGGTAGTCAACCCCCTGACGGCCAGCAAAACGCCTCAGCGTGGCTTTTTGTGGCAATGCAGGGCATCATAACTGATGACCCTAGGCTACAGGCCGCCAAGCCTGACAACCGGGTGTATGGTTTCATTGGCTTTGCGCAAAAGCATTTCCCTGAAACCATGGCCAAGAAGGTCACCGCCATAGCGGTGATGCGCAGCCTACTCAACC